GAAGCACCGACCCCCCGTTCCTTTTCTAACCCACAAAACACCTCGATCAGCCACGATCAGACTGGATCAGATTGATCAACCTACAAACAGGCGAGATCCTAATTGATCAGGCTTATTCAGGATTAGGAGGTGTGCAAACACCTCGTATTTATTCAAAACTCAATGATTTACCGTCTAAAGGTCAAGACATGATCGATTTTGCCACCGAACTTGGAATCAACCTCATGGAATGGCAACGCTTCGTGTGTATTCATGGTCATAAAATCCGCGAGGATGGTCGCTGGGCTCATTCTGAACTTGGTTTGATCATGGCACGCCAGCAAGGCAAGTCCACTTTAATGATGCTCAGGATTTTGACAGGAATGTTTGTCTGGGGTGAAGGCTTGCAGCTTGCATCAGCTCACAGACTTACAACCTCACTCGAAACATTTAGACAGATTGTTGGCTTAATTGAAACTCATCCTAAGTTGGAAAAGGAAGTAAAGAAAATCCGATGGCAACATGGCGCGGAGGAAATTGAATTATTTGGTAACAGGCGGTTTGTTGTAAAGGCTGCAAACAATGCAGCTAGAGGATTAAGCAAACCTGAAACAATTCACTTGGATGAATTAAGAGAATACAAAGATGAAGATGCTTGGTCATCAATGCGTTACTCAATGATGGCTGCTAAAAATCCGCAGGTATGGATTTATAGTTCGGCTGGTGATCAACATTCCGTAATTCTAAACAAATTGCGTGAGAGGGCGTTAGCGTCAGCCACGACTAATGACCCGATAGGTTGGTTTGAGTGGAGTGCAGAACCTGATGCTCCTATCTTGCTCCCGTCAGGCGAGATGAACTGGAGCGCATTTGCTCAAGCCAACCCATCACTTGGAATAACTATCCATCCTGATAATCTTCGTGCCGTAATAAATGATCCGCCCGATATTGTAAGAACCGAAGTATTGGCTCAATGGGTAGATACAATAAACTCTGCAATAGATGCGCAAAAGTGGGCAATGTGCCAGATAGATGCAATTCCGCTAGATCCTGAGCAACCTACTTGGCTTGGATTAGATTTAAGTCCTGATCGCAAATTTGGTGCATTAGTAGCTGCTCAAAGATTACCAGGTGAAAGATTTTATATTCAATTGCTTCATACTTGGTCAAACGATTACAGCTTAAACGATTTAGCAGTTGCGAACGATATTGCACCCTATGTTAGAAAATACAACACACAAACTGTGGCTTATAGCAAAAGGACAAGTCAGGCAGTTGCTAGCCGTTTAAGTTCTGCCGGAATTCAAGTAACTGATATGGATGGTGCGATTTATGCAGAAAGTTGCGACAGGTGGCTTGGGGCAATTAACAGCCACAGGCTTCAGCATTCAGGGCAAGAGGAATTAACTCAACAAACATTATCAGCTGCTAAATTGCCATTTGGTGATGGATCTTGGATTATTGGAAGGAGGGCTAGCAGGGTCGCTGTGTGCGCAAGTGTTGCCTCAGCATTAGTTACTTATTTTGCGACACAACCTGAAACTGAAACAGACATACAAATCGCATAAATTTGACTTTATGGTATATTATACACTAATGGGATTATTTGATAGATTTCTAACAAATCAGACACCAACAGTTCAAATGGATGTCGCTGCTGCCAACACTCCTTACAATTTACAATCAGCTGTTGGTGGATTATTTTATGGAGCACAAACTGCAACGCGTGAACAAGCAATGTCAGTTCCAGCAGTAGCAAGAGCAAGAAATATAATTTGTTCAACAATCGGTTCATTGCCAATTGAAACTTACAATCATTTTACAAAAGAACATTTAGATCCAAACAGAGTAATTATGCAACCAGATCCAAGGATTGCTGGTTCTGCTATTTATGCTTGGATCGCTGAAGATTTACTATTTCATGGCGTTGCTTATGGTCAAGTATTAGATGCTTATGCTGCATCAGATAACAGTCGAGTTCGTGCATGGACAAGAGTTGCACCTGATCGAGTTACTTACAACTTAAATGCTAATCAAACTGAAATTACTTCATACATGGTTGATGGAATGCATGTTCCAGCAACAGGTATTGGATCTTTAATTGTATTTAGCGGATTAGATGAGGGTGTATTAAATCGTGCAGGTCGCACAATTCGTGCAGCTCAAGAATTAGAAAAGGCTGCTGAGTTATACGCAAAAGAACCAGTTCCAACAATGGTGTTAAAATCAAATGGAACAAATCTTGCACCAGAGCGAATTACAAAACTTCTTGAGAGTTGGAAGATTGCTAGAAACACAAGAGCAACTGCATTCTTAAATGCTGATGTTGAATTAACTGCATTAGGTTTTGATCCACAAAAATTACAACTCAATGAAGCACGCCAGTACCTCGCAACCGAATGCGCCCGCGCCGTAGGAATTCCGGCAAGTTTCTTATCTGCTGAATTAACAAGTCAGACATATAGCACGACCGTTATGGAACGCAAAGCCCTTATTGATTTCAGCTTGAGAAATCTGATAACTCCGATAGAGCAAAGATTATCTATGGCAGATTTCGTACCAAATGGTGTTGAAGTTCGTTTTGATATTGACGATTTCTTGAGAGGTTCAGCATTAGAGCGTGCTCAAGTTTATGAAATCCTAAACCGCATCGGTGCAATGAGCATCGAACAAATCCAAGAGGAGGAGGACTTAATCCGATGAAGATTAACTTCCCAATAACAATAACCGCTGCCGATACAAACAAGAGAACTATCTCTGGAACTATCGTTAGTTGGAACGAAGCAGGAAATACATCAGCAGGAAAAACTGTATTTGCTAAAGACAGCATTGATTTTTCAAAGCCTGTTAAATTGCTATTAGAACATGACAAAACACGCCCACTTGGTAAGTTAATTGATATTACTGCAAACGATCAAGGCTTAGAGGGAACATTCAAGTTAGCGAAAACTTTTGCAGCTGATGATGCTCTTGAGGAAGCAGCCACAGGATTAAGAGATGGATTTTCTGTTGGCGTAATGGTTGATGCATGGGATAACAAAGATGGCGCAATGGTTATCTCAAAAAGTTCATTACAAGAAGTCAGTTTGGTGTCTGATCCAGCAATTGCCTCAGCAAAAGTTGAAAGCGTAGTTGCAACAAATACACCAGAGAATTCCGAAGCAACCGCTGAGGATACAACAACACAGGAGGACAAAGTGTCTGATATAACTTCAGATGCTCCTATCGCAACCGAAGCGGTAGAAGCTGCAAAGTCTGAGCCTGTGGCATTAGTAGCAGCGCAATCAGTTGCTTACACAAAGCCACGCTCACCAATCAATTCAAAAGCAACTTACTTGGAGCACTCAGTTCGTGCTGCATTAGGTTCAGAGGAAAGCCGTCAATATGTAATGGCTGCTGATACAACTGGAACAGTTGCTGGCTTAATTCCAACACCACAATCAACAGAGATCATCAATGGTCTTTCAAATGCTGATCGTGGAATTATCGATGCTCTATCTCGTGGCGTTCTACCTGCTGCTGGTATGACATTTGAAATTCCTAAAATCACAGCTGTGCCAACAACTGCAGTAGAGGCAGAGGCAGCAGCAATTGACACAACTGACATGACTTCTTCATTCGTTTCAGTTGATGTTAAGAAATTCGCTGGCGGACAAACATTCTCAGTTGAACTTCTAGATCGTTCATCACCCGCATTCTTTGATGAGTTAGTTCGTCAAATGGAATATGCTTACGCAAAGACAACAGATGCTTATGCTGCAACAATTCTAGGCAACTCATGCTCATTAGCAGCAGTAGCACAAGACAACACAGCAGCTGGATTGCTAGGTTACACCTCAGCAGCAGCAGCAAGTGTTTATTCTGGTTCACTTGGATTTGCTCGCAACTTAATTGTTAATAGCACCCAATGGGGCAACATCATGGGTTACAACGATGGCGGTCGCCCAATCTACAACGCATCACAACCACAGAATGCAGGCGGAGCAGTTTCTGCTCAATCACTTCGTGGAAATGTTGCTGGCTTGGATCTTTATGTTTCTCGTTCACTAGATGGATACACAACTGGAGATCAGTCAATGATCGTAGTAAATCCAGATGCATTCACCTGGTATGAGAGCCCACGCTTAACACTTCGTTCAGATATCACAGCAACTGGTCAAGTATCTGTTGCTTACTATGGCTATGGCGCATTAGCAGTTAAAATTGCTGGTGGCGCAGTTTGGTTCAACAAGAACTAATTAAGCCCTCAATGCCTACTGGTGCTCCCGCTGGTAGGCAGCTAATAATGGGAGACTTAAAGGAGATGACATGCCAACCATAATTACCGCAAGCGAATTGCGCTCTGTGCTTGGTGTGTCATCTTCCTTGTATTCAGACGCTTACCTAAATCAAATTATTGACACAGCGGAAACTGTTATTCTGCCAATGCTTGTTACATTCAAAGCACCTATTCAGGCAACTTCATTGTCAGACAATGTTGCTACATTTACTACATTAGGAATTCATGAATTTACCGAAGGACAATCAGTTGTCATCACAGGATGCGGATCACCCTACAACGGGACAAGAGTTGTGTTGGCAGATAATCTTGGACAATATACCTTTTCGCAATCGATCACTAATGCCGACATACTCAAGGCTAATGTCATCCCATCCGGAGTTGCTGCCCTTTCTGGCGGATCAACTTATGTTGGAAACGCAGCTGTTCAATCAGCTGTCTATACAGTTTCAGTCGAAGTCTTTCAAGCAAGACTTGCAGGCGGAGGACAAATCGAAGGAGTAGATTTTACTGCAACTCCTTTTAGAATGGGTCGATCATTATTTAATAAATGCGTTGGATTACTTGGTTCTTACATTGACACCGAAGGAATGGCTCAATAAATGCCTAATGAAACAATCCTTCAACAAATCCGCACACCTTTAGCAACTGCTTTATCTAGCGTTGCAGGAAATGTTTATTCATTCGTTCCTGAAACAGTTATTCCACCAGCAGTCGTAGTTGTTCCAGATAGCCCATATTTAGAATTTGAAACAATTAGCAAAACAAATATCCGAGCAAAGATTAACTTTACAATTTCAGTTGCTGTTGCATATAACAGTAATCCTGCATCCCTCGACAATATCGAGCAGCTAGTCATAAGTGTTCTGGCAGTAATTCCAGTTGGATATATTGTCAGCTCGGTTGAAAGACCGACAGTTACCCAAGTTGGTGCAAGCACGCTGCTAATCGCAGATGTAAGAGTGTCTACCTACTACACACAAACAATATAAGGAGAAATCATGGCAACAGTCGTAATTACAGGTCGTGATGTTGGTTTATCTTTCACAGGTGGAACAGATATTCAAGCACAAGCGACTAACGCAGTTCTAACAAAAGTTAATGATCGTCAGGTGTATCAGACACTTGAGGGCGAGGCTTACAAGACAACAAACATTTCAGGAACATTCCAATTGGACATGTTGGCTGACTGGGGCAAAGCAAACTCAGTTTGTGAGGCTCTATGGACTGCTGCTGAGACTGCACCAGATACAGATATCAGCATGACACTTACAGCTGCATCAGGAGCGCAATTTGTGTTTCCAGTAAAGCCAGAGTTTCCAACTGCTGGTGGATCAGGTGTTGATGCTCAGACAGTATCATTCACATTCACAGTATCTAAGGGCGCAGTAACCGAAACCTTTAGTTAAAAAATAAAACGGGAGCAAACAAATGAAGTTACCAATTACAATTGAATATAACTCAGGCGAACAAGCAACATATATTGCCCAACCGCCTGAGTGGGCTAAGTGGGAAAAATCAACTGGTCACACCATAAGCCAAGCAAAAGAAAAACTTGGAATGTGGGATCTGATGTTTTTAGCATACAACGCTCATAAGCGTGAAGCTGCTGGAAAACCAGTTAAACCATTTGAAGCTTGGATGGAAACTATTTCCGATGTAATAGTCGGTGATGCAGACCCAAAAGTCACCCAGCAGGAAGCCTAAGTAGATTATTGGTTGAGTTGGCAATAGCCACAAAAATACCAATGAGTGAATGGGTTGAAGCAGAGGACATTTTAACAGCTATCGAAGTATTGGAGGCGAGGTATGGCAAGTGAAACCATTGCTTACAGTCGCAATGACATACGCGATATTCTCAAGGCTTTCAAAGTTATGGATGCGCAAGCGACTGAGGAAGCAAGAATTCAATCTGCTGCTTTGGCGACATACGCAGCTGAGGAAATTAAAACAGCGGCTAGAGGTAGAACAAAATCAGGCAAAGTTGCGCAAAGAGTTGCGGATGGCGTTAGCATTTCAAAGTCCAGCAAAATCGGTGAATTCAAATATGGATTTGCAAGACAAAAGTTTTCAGGTGGTGCTACTACACAGAGCCTGTGGGGTGGCGTTGAGTTTGGTTCAAATAAATTCAAACAGTTCCCTAGTTATTCAGGAAGGCAAGGTCGTGGATCTCGCGGATGGTTCATTTATCCAACCCTTCGCAGAATTCAGCCTGAATTGATTAACAAGTGGGAAGCTGCATACAACCGCATTTTAGATAAGTGGGCATAAGTGGCAAGAGATACTAGAACCCTATCGCTTAAGATCCTTGCGGATATTGATGATCTTAAGAATAAACTAAATCAAGCTGACAATGCCGTTGAAACTAACAGCGAAAAAATTTCAGCATTTGGAAAGAAGGCTGCTGCTGCATTTGCGGTTGCTGCTGCTGCTGCCGTTGCTTATGGCACTAAATTAGCCGTTGATGGGGTCAAGGCTGCAATAGAGGATGAGCAAGCACAACTTAGGTTAGCCAATGCTTTAAGACAAGCCACAGGTGCTACTGATGCCCAAATAAAGGCAACAGAGGACATGATCCTTAAGACATCACTTGCCACAGGTGTTGCCGATGATCAGCTTAGACCGGCATTACAAAGATTAGCGGTTTCGACTAAAGATACTGAGGAAGCACAAAAATTATTAACATTAGCATTAGACATAAGCAAGGCATCTGGTAAAGATTTAGAGCAGGTTGCCAACGCGTTAGGTCGTGCGCAAGATGGCAATGTTACATCTTTAGGCAGATTAGGACTTGGCTTATCTAAAGCAGAATTATCTACATTGTCATTTACTGAGGTGCAAGCAAAACTTGCAGAATTGTATGGTGGCGCAGCTGCTACAAACGCAGAAACATTTCAAGGTAAGATTGATCGATTGACTGTTGCATTTGATGAGGCTAAGGAAAGTTTAGGCGTTGCATTATTGCCTTTTGTGGAAAAATTTATTACATTCTTAAACGACAAAGGAATACCAGCACTTAACGGATTTATTG